CCCGCCATTGACTTCATATCTTCGGTGATAGCCCGCCTTACCTCGCCTGCCCGCCGCGCCGCATTAGCCTCTCCGCTGCGGATATACTTCTGCTCAGCATCAGCAAACTTCGCTCGCCACGCTTTCATTCCGTCGAACGTCACGCCGCCCTGATTGTTGGCCTGCAGGAACTGCTTCATCTCCGGGCTGAGCGGCACCCCCGCAGAGCGCTCACCCTGAATCACTGCATTGCCGTTAGGCATTTTTGCCTTAACGTTTGGCATAGTGGAGGTGACATCGTCCCATGCCGACCTTTCAGCGGTCCGCATTTCGTCCAGATGGCTGACTACCCGGTTCTTGATTGCCGCACTTTTCTCAGATGCATTGCCGGCCGCTGCACCCAGCTCATCCAGGCTGTTGTTGAATCTGGATGCGATCTCATTAAACGCTGCCTGGTGAGCATCCTGTACTACGCCGGGGGTTGATGAAATTGCACCCTCTGCCTGCGCTATTCCCCTGCTTCCAGAGCGCATGCCCGGCGTCAGCAGGTTGATATCCAGCCCAGCCTCACTCGCTGCGCCGGCAACATCATCAGTTATTCCGCTCGCCTGAGACGCAATCTCTGCCCTGCCATTACTGCTTCTTGCCAGTCGTGATACATCATTGGCGGACTCAATAGCAGCACCCCCAAGAGACTGAGGTGCGGCCGGAGAAATCAGCTTTGCCACACCTGACAGCACGCCCTGAGCACCGAGGTTAATAGCGGCATTTTTCGCGGCGTTTTCGACAAAGTCACCCTGCTGATTCGATGCATCAGCCAGTGAACCGATAGCCATGTTACCTGCAGCGGATATTGCCGGTAACGCCTCAGCAGTTGCCCCTAATGCTTTTGCCGCGCCGCCTATTGGCAGCATGTAGCCGCCAATGGTTTCACCTGCCTGAGCATACTGGTCTGTCGGGCGATCTACCGGGCGGTAAACATCATCAAGCAGCTTTGGGCCGCCCAGCTTTTCACTCACGCTGTTAATCAGGCTCGCCCCGCCCTGCAGCACGTCGAATGGTACGTTTACCAGTCCTCGTGCTGCTTGCTCAAGCGGGCTGCTCCCCTGCTGTGCGGCAGGCTGCTGCGTTTGTTGTGCCGCCGCGGGCGTCTGAGCTGGAGCAGCAGCAGCGCCAGTGAAATACTCGTCAATAGCGCTGCCGATATCTTCATTGCTTGTGCCGTCAGGGAATTCAAAGGTTTTGCCGTTGGCTTCAACTTGCATCATTTCACCTTAAACTGAATGCCTGATTTGGATGTGTACACGCCGCCCTGCGGAGCGGCTGCCTGCTGCTGTGCCTGCGACCCCACATCAACGTTGTACTGTGTGTTAAATTGATCGGTGTACTGCTTGATGCTCTGCACTGACTGCTGCATAGCGTTGGGGCTGGAGTAATCAATCTGGGGCATGCCCTGAAAGTACATTTTGGCTTCAGCTACGGTGTTAATACCGCTGGCGCCCATATCACGCGCCGCAGCTATACCCTGATTTCTCATCCTTCCCTGAATGCGTTGAGCGGCGTTATACAGCTGGCGCTCATCTTTGCCCGCGATACGGCTGCGCACATCTGCACCTAATGCCGGATTTCCATTGCCGCCGGTAACGCCTGTCATGAATGACAAATCATCCGAACCAGCGCCGAGAATAAGGTTCATATCCTTATTCATTCCACTGCTTTGAGCACTTGCCGCAGATGTGGCCGGTGCTGAGATTGATGATGCGGGAACACGGATAACATTACCGTCATTGTCCACGCCCTCATAAAAGGCATTCGCTCCCGATCCGTGCACCTTACCGCTCACTGTGACGCTACGACCGTCAGCAAGCTGAACTGAGCGGGCGCCAGTACCGCCTGCAGTTCTGTTGTAGCGATCCATTGCCATATCCTGCCCGCGTCGTGACGTTGCTGCTGAGATATCCTGACCACGTGCTGTAATATCTTGCCCGCGGCGTGCGGTAGCGGCTGACACGTCCTGCCCTCTTACCTGAATAGCCTCGCCGGCCTGGTTGCTGCGGATGGTTTCCTGCAGCTTACCAACGTCAATTTTACGCCCCTGCTGCTTATCTACCGCGTCGAAATAATCTTTCCCACCCAGCGATGACATGCCGAGCGTGTCAACGAACTGCTGCGCCTGCTGCGGGTCAGTTACGCCCATCTGCAGAACAGTATCCGGATCTGCACCCACTCGCTGCAGCGCTGCACCATTGGAGTTTACAAATTTGCTGAACGCCTCCGGGCCCTGCGACAGCGACACCCGCATGCCGGCAGCCAGAGAGCCGATATCAGCTTTCTGCTGGTCATTCAGGTGGCCCACTGCCTGCTGCGCTTTCTCGACAAATGCCGGGTTCTGCAGCGCAAACTGACGCAACAGAGAGGTATCGCCCGTCGCCCACGCCTGAGCGTGCGCCTGGTTAAATGCTTTCTGCCCTTCTGCCAGAGCTGACTGCTGGTAAGCCTGAGCAACACCACCCAGCCCCTGCAGCGCCTGCAGGCCCATGTTGTTAGCACCGCTGGCCTGCTGAGCGTTGTTATCCCGGATAAGTGCCAGCGTGGCGTTGACGTCATTTGCCTGCGGTGCATTCATGTTTGCACCGCCAATGCCGGCCAGAAGCCCGCCGCCATTCCATGATTGTGAAAGTGCCATGCTCACCCCTTAGAAAAGCGATCCAAGCAGGCCGAGGCCGCCACCAATTGCTGCGCCAATGCCAGTGCCAACCCCGGGGACGATGCTTCCCAATCCAGCCCCAGCGGCAGCACCCGATGCTGCGCCACCCAGCGCACTCTGAAACCCTGATGGTCGGTTGGCATCTGCTGCCGCAAGCGCCGCCTGCTGCTGCATCAGTGAGCCCGCGTTATTCGCATAGGTCTGACCGGCATTAGCCTGCCCCTGCAGCGCACCAAGTCCAATGTTTGCCAGATTCTGCGCGTTCTGCATTTGTCCGCTTAGCCAGTTCTGCCCCAATGTCGGCGCTATGCTGGCGAGCTGATTACTGGTTGCCGTTGTACCGAGCCCACCAGTTGCCTCTGCGCCAGCCAGTGACTGATACCGCGCCTGATTTGCCAGCTGTTTGTACTGGTCTGAGCCATAGTAGCTATTGAGCGCACTATTCTGCCCACCAAGGGTAGATAGGTTCTGCAGCTGAGATACATACTGCTGCGCAAGCGGCGTGAACGGTGCCAGATTGTTCATCACCGTCTGCCACTGCTCGCGCTGAAGATCTGTGGATTTATTTAGCGCTTTAGCCTGAGCGTCTCCACCTCCGCCGCCCTTACCACCTTTTTCAGGGTATAGCGGTTCCTCACCGCGCAGCTGCCTGCCCAGCTTCATTGCATAAAACATGGTTAACTCCTGGAATTGAGAAAGGTGATCAGGTCGTCACGCGTGGCGCTGTAAAACGTCACGTCATCGGTGCCTTTAAAGTATTTCCGGATGGTGCCAACGCGCTGCAGGCCGATAGCCGAACAATACATCTGACCATGCCTGAACTTACGGGCGGCGAATGACGTTACGCACTGAACGTCGGTAGAGCCGAGAATGTAGCGCCAGAACGCGAGGCCGATATCAAAGCTGAAACCGCGAGTTTCCGGCAGATACATAGCGTGGCAGTCGAAGCTCATCGGCTGGATTTCGTGGTAATACACTATGCCGCCGAATACGCCGTGAACATTCACCTCAAAATATCTGCACTCTGCCCGATATACATAGCCGTCACCGTTGTTACTGCCGGCGATGATGTCTGGATGGTTTCCGACGCTCTCTATCAAGTCGATATTTCTGGTTGGGTTGAATGTGATCATCAGTTAATGAGCCCGTGTGATCGGAGTGCATCCTCAAGCGCTTTGATTCTTTGCCTTGCTTGAGTGACGCCATCTCGCAGCGCCTGCATTTCACTTGCATTGTATGTCCCGCCTATTGTGTAGGCCTGGTCAGCATTAAACCCCCCTTTTTGCGCCGTCCCAGTGGCCGCAGTCCAACCCAGATTTCTTCCGCCTAACACCTTAGTGCCATTTATTGAAAAGGCCGTGGTTATGTTCAGGGAAGATGATAGCGACTGAGGGGAGGTTGCTGATTTTGATACAGCGTCTGTCTGCAGGCCACTTATAGCGGTATTTGCCGCACTGACTTGCGATTCCAGATAATCGATGTCATTAGCAGCAACAGAAAGGCGCCCATCAAGAGAAACCAGCGCTTTTTCCGCGTTAGTTAAACGCGCACCCTGGCTTTCAATAGATGTTTCGGTGAGGCGTATTCTTACGCTGTGATCTGCAAGAGTCTTATCCTGCTCTATGTTTTTCAGGGTAGCCTGGTAGGCCATATCATTAGCGCTGTTTGAGGCGTCAGCTATGCCTTTCAGGTCCGCGCCCTGCTGAATGACATAAAGCCGGTAGGCCAGTGTGAAGTTGGAAGGCAGGATGTGGTCATCAAGCCTGCTCGACTGCACTATCACTTTCTGCGGTTCATCTGCCATTACTCAAGCCTTAGCTGACAGCCACTCAGCGTTACCGGTGAAGAGGTGATTATCCTGATTTTGAAGCCGATATTTTTACGTATGCGACCGAGCCGGCGCCACAGCGCTCTTTGGTCATACCGGAATGGGGCATTCCATGGTATTAACTGCTCACGACCATAATTAATGCCGTCTACTGTGGCTGAAATGAACATTTTTTCTGCGACCTGAGACACTCCTGTACTGGACTCAAGCTCGAAATCAAATGCCCTGGCGTTATCAGCACGAAAAAGCGGAGTGAAAAGCAAGTGCTCTTGCGGCTGTCCATACTGTCCGGAAATTTCTGTATCAAGAACCCCAGTTAATGGCTCTGATTTATCTCCGCACGTAATCACATTACCCTCATAAATGAAGTCAATTGCCCGGTAGACCTCGTCACCATATCCTGACTTCAATACAGCCCACTGCGGGCCACCCTGCGACACGGAGGCATCATAGATAAGTACGTGCTTGGGAAGATGGATTATGAGAAGTTCATGAGCTTCAAATCTTAGTGACTCCATTACGGCAGATGAAAGTTCATCAGCAGAGTACAGCTGCAGTATTTTTTCTATGGATGCCGTGGCGATCTGCTGAGTCTGTGCTGCATTAATGATGTAAACAGATGGAGAACCAGTTGCAGGGTGGCTCAGTATAGCGTGCGTATCAGCGTATTTAACTTTGCAGTGAGTGCCTGCTATGCCCTTTTGCACCATTAGTGAGGGCTGTGACTGATAAAGAGACGCACCAACGCCGCCAGAAGCTCCCGTTAAAGAGAAGTATTCGATTGTTGTAGAGCCAAAGCAAACAACAAAGTCTCGCCAGTTGTCGATCCCGATTATTCCATCTGGCTGGCTTTCTGCTCTGTATTCTGCGCTGTATTTATCGGGCTTAGACTCATCCTCAAGGTCGCTAACAAAGAATGAGTCTCCACCCTGCTTGCTCCAGACGTATCTTGCCCTGTTCCTGCAAATATCACCGGCTTTCCCCAGGTCATACTGAACATAACCAGTTGAGGGCTCCCAATTGGAAACCTTTTTTACATCACCTGTATATTTGTAGAGATTGATTTCTGCATTCGCGCACACAGCCTGGCTGTTGTAGCTGCATGCCATGGACACTCTGGATGTTCCGCTAACGGTGCCTACGGGCGCGCTGGATTTATACAGCTTGCCGCCACACACGCGATAGACTGCATTCTCCTTGGAGTTATACATCACCCCGCGCGATATGCCATCCACATCGTTCTGCTTCACTATGCCGGGGAATGAGCGCAGGTAGCCATTGGCGCCAACCACCTCTTTTGGCGTGGCAAGCATATTGACCGGGAGAAAGTCGATGTAATCCGCGTTGCGGTAATCTCTACCCACTCCCTTCATCAGTGGAAGCTGCTGAATCGGCATCTGGTCTATCTCCGGGGTAATAATTGACAGAATTCAGCGTGACGCCGCGGTTACCGCTGCCGGTAGGCATACGGGATGGATAGCCAGCACGCTTAGCCCGGCTCACTGCAGAGAATTTGTATAGCTGCTCTTTGCCATAGCGGGCTGTGGTAACAATTTTGGCTGCAGGCTCTACTGCGTAATCTGGCGCAATGCGGATTGCCAGGTTGTGCATGACTGCGCTGATTGCACTGGAGCGGATGCCGTGTGCGTCGCCGTCAGATGGTGGCGTATCGGGGTCAGAGAAAACGTAGCCGGTGATGATGCCTTTGCCGTCCTGGTACCACTCCGCCATCATCATCTCTAAATCTTCGACGGCATCCTGCATCGACTGCGGCTCTACGTCAGTGAGAGTGGCATCAGATGCCACACCCAGCTTGCGCAGCGCTGCCCTGACAATGTCACCCTTCGTTTGTAGGTTCATCGCTTACCTCTGAATGAGGTTTATCGGCTTCTTCCGCGTGAGTGCGGCGAGTGCGCTTAATCGGCTTATCTTCAGCGGGCTTCGCGGAAACCTCGTCCGGATGGCTTTTCCAGCCTTTAGCGCGGAACTCTGCCAGCTCATCATCGCGAACGATAACGGTCTGATATTCCTTGCCCCACACCCGCGTACCTTTGCCTTCTTTGTAAAGCATTACGCTCATGATCGTCTCCAAAAAAGGGGCCGAAGCCCCTGATGCTGGTTAGCCGGTGATTGCGGTTGCCACGTCCTGATTCGCCAGGCCAACACCGATCGCTTCCGGGCGTACAGCGGTAGCTGCATACCACAGGGCGATACGGCATTTGCCGCCGAGGATGTCGATATCGCCCTGGAAGGCGATCACACCGTTCAGGCCAGTACCCGGCACGCTGAAGCTCTGAGACTTCATGCCGGCGAACAGGTCATGGTCCAGCGGAATTGGCTGAGACAGCAGGCGAATAGAATCGTCAGCCCAGAACACGTTGGTTGGTGCATCGTCGGTGTTCAGGATGTTGATTGCAGCACCGTCAGCCAGCGAGGTGTTCACGTTGGCGTAAGCGCGCTGCTCTGCGGTCAGAGTGGTGTCATCCAGCGCGACAGGCTTCGGCGTGATGGTGATGTTGTTACCGTTCACAGCCACAACCGAGAAGGTTGCATCCTGAACCAGTACGTTCTTCGCCATCTGCGCCAGGAATTTCACGCCTGCAAAGCTGATTTTATCCCCACGTTTGAAGCCGGTGCCGGAGCTTACAGCCACGGTAGCCGTACGGTTATCCACGTTCTCGCGGTTGCCGTCGGTATCAATGCGCCACGCTTCCGGCTTGAACTTCTGTGCACCGCTTACAGTGACACCGGTAGCCTGTGATGCACGCAGCGTTGGCAGCTTCGGCGAACGAAGCACGTCATCAAAGCCAGCGACCTGCTTCTGAATCACGCCTTTTGAGTAAGCGTCATCCTGAATGCGGCCGTAGAAGTCTTTGCCAGCCAGGTCGCGGCCTGCGCCGCGGTAGTCGTTGGCGTTGAAGAAGAACGACAGGCCTGCGTCGCGGTTCAGTTCGCGGGCAAACATCAGTGATTCCGCTTCTGAGATGAAGTCCCAGCCGGTGTTAGCGTTGCCGATCGGACCGGTGCTGGTTACGACCAGTGAGCCCATTTCGACAGCCTGACGGGCAATCTCTGCTTCCACGTTGTTCGCCAGCTTCTTAGCTGAAGCCTGAATGCGGCGGCGGTATGAGCGCTCATCACGAACGTCATCGGCACGCAGCGCGAAGAAGTCGTTGTCTGGCTCGTTCATGTTGACCTTAACAGAGAGTTCCAGAATATCGGTCTCTTTGTCGGTCAGGTCCCAGCCACGCTGAGTCGGTGCTTCCTGCTCAATCGGCATCCACACCGTGTTGCCTGAACGCTGCATTGCGGCGCCCGGTGGGGTGTATTTGCTGACGCGCTCGGCCATCGGCGTCAGGTTCTGGATGGTTTCAATTACTTCGTCCACCGCATAGGTGATCATCTGACCTTCGGAAAGTGCCATTATTTAATTCCTTGAATTTGTGCTTTAAGTTTGCGGTAGGCTTCCGTGTCGCCTTTCGCTGCGGCTTTCTCCATCTGCTTTTGCAGGGCGGAGATGTTGGCTGCAGCGACGCTGCCCTGTACCGGTTCATCTACCGGCGGGGCTGCTGACACGGTCTTGCCGCGAGGCTTGAGAGTTAAACGGTCTGAGAGGCGCGTTAGTTCAATCAGCACCTGTTGTTCGCTCATCGACATCAGCTGCCGGACTTTCTCCGGGTTGCTACCCAGGTGATACATCATCGCGGCCGACTTTTCCGGAAAGAGCTGCATCAGCGCCACGTCCACACCGGCGGGAACCAGTGCGCGGAACGCCTCCTCTTTCTCGTCATAGTCAGCCAGTCCGAGCTTTTCAGCGGCGTCATAGTGCTGACGTGCTGCCTCGACATGCTGTGTCGACTGGCGGGTGTAATCCTGTGTCTTGCGACCCTGCTCTGCTACAGCGTTGCTGCGTGCATCCAGCGCCTTCTGTGTCCATTCGCTGTTTGCCTGCGTGAATGCTGCCAGTGCGCGGTTGCTGTCATAGTCGTACTTCGACAGCGCCTCGTCTGACAGGTAATCATTCACGTCCGGCTGCTTTGGCAGGTCAGGATTAACCCGCAGATTTTCCGGAAGCTCACCACGACTTACGGCTTCAACCTGCTGCTCCAGTTCGCGCTGACGCTTACGCGCAATGCGGCGGGCTGCAAATTTAGCGTTGGTGTCGTGGTCCTGCTTCGGCTTGTTCTCATCGTCCTTCAGGACAATATCGAAGCCCTCATCCTGCTCATCGGTCTGGGTGGCACTCCCCTCGACCTGACTATCAGCAGATGCCGCTGCGTGATCGCCGTGCAGGCGTTGCTCTTCAGTGTTCTGAATTTCGGTGGTATCGCTCATGTTGTTTAGCTCTCTCACATGGTTCGAGGAATCTCGCCGGTATTGGCGGAAGGAAGGTTTTGTTGTTGCTGTGATGCAACCTCGTTCAGCAATTTGATGGCTTTCATCACGGCGTCGCTGTCAATGTTTCTGGCCTGAGCCAGCTTATAGACAGTGTTCGCCTGCGATTCCTGCGCATCCTGCTGAGCGGTGAATGCTTTAATCTGTGTCTGTGCAGTCTCGTTACGTGCGCGCTCTGCTTCAGCCTGTGCGGCGATAACCTGCGCCTGTGCAATGAGCGCGTTCGGGTCCTGCTGGCCCTGCTGAGCCTGTTGCGCCTCTGCCAGCCACTGCTGCTCCTCTGGCGTTTCCGGCTTCTTCAGGCCCATGGTCACAAGCTGACGATTCGCATACTCGCGCATCATCTCAACGCCTTTGCCATCCAGTAGCGTGAAGTACTGCAGGAGAAGCATCTGGTACTCAGGCGTGCCCTGCTGGACCTTCGTGAGCAGGTCAGCTATCTCGCTGCGGTTCTGCTGCTTCATCGACTGGAAAGACGGCCCAATGTCGGTATAAGTTTCATAACGGCCGCGCACATCATTGAGCGTGACTGAGTTGCCGGACTGAAAGTCGATAACCTGCGTCATCAGCTGCACTTCTTTCTCGCTGCCATCCTCAAGCGTCATGGACACCGTACGCGGAACGTCGTAGATGTCGTTCACGATCGAGGAATAAATCTCCCCATCGCGGCGCATCGCGGTTGCCAGGTTATCCATGAACACGTAAGTTTCGAGGTCGGAGCGCATGTTCAGCTGATTGACGGTATCGAACGCTACCTGACCGCCTGCAGCTGCAGCATCGACGCCGGTGTCAGCCACTTCGCGCACGGCGTTTGTGGCCGCTTCCAGCATGTAGGCATTGGCCTGCGGAACCTCCGGGTTTTCCATATACGCTATGGGTGCCGGCGGCAGGTCATTGCTGTTTTCGTCAGTGCGGTTGAGCAGGTAGTACGGGTAATCATCGTTACCGCTGTACATGTGCTCATAGCCAGCGATTTGCTCCGGGTTGAAGAATGGCTTCTTCTTCGGCGTGCGGGCTACTGTGTCAGCGTTGAAGCTCATAATCATGTTGCGCAGGCGCTGGCCGTCTTTGGTCAGCCTGACGACACCCTCATAAACTTCTTTGTCGCCGGCGAATGACCACTCACCGAAAACAGGAACAATCGGGATATGCTCGCCTGCAATCAGCTCGCGGTCTTTCAGGATGGCGGACTGTGTCAGCAGCGTTTTGTACACCCGGCGGCGCTTAACCTTACGCTCACCTATCTTCACCATTCCTTTGTCAGACAGCTCATCGATTACATCAGCGATATCGCGCTTAAAGTAACTGACTGGCTCACCGGTCATCGGGTCCTGATAGATGAATACCAGCTCTTTCTTCTCCTCGACTTCGTAATACTCAGCGATGTAGTAAACGTTGCTGGTCGTCCAGGGGAATATCCAGTTTGAAGATGGCGACTGGAAATCAGGCATGTCATCTTCATCAAGCCCGTATTCTTCAGCAAACGCGCTCCAGCCGTCTTTGCTCAGTGCGCTGATGAGCGTGCAGTGCTTCGCGTCACTCTTATCCATCTGCTTTGAGTTCGCGTCCCACACAACGTGAGAGCACGCTTCGTGAATGGGCACGCGACGGATAATCTGGTTGTTGCTGGTCGGGTCCTGGTCTTCGTACTCTGTGACCAGCCGCCACGCACCGATACCTGCTTCAATCTGCTCACGCACCGCAACGTTGACGGAAATCTTCGCCGTGTTGTGGCGCATGTCCGTGCGGTACATACCCATCAGGATATCGGCCGCATCAGGACTGGCACCGTCTTTCGGCTTGAACATCACATCAATCGGGTTCTGGCGCATCTCTGCTACCAGCTTGCGGACTACCGGGCGAACCACATCGAACTGACCGCGATACTGAAGCGTTGTGTAATCTGATAACCAGTCATCCCACTGGCTCACGCGACTAAAGAACAGGTCGTTAGTTGCCTCCGTTCTGGCCTCGTCGCTTGCTGTCCAGTCCCGGTCAAACTTCGTGAGAATGGTCTGCAATTTTTCGTCTTTGTCGGCCATTATCTACTCCGGGAAATAGGGCGAATTGGCGCCGGTAATTTTTTCTCTTTCACTATGCCGATATCACCAAAGCGCTTAGCAAAGCGGCGCATCATGTATGCGTATCGGGTTGCATCTAACAGGTCGTCGCGGGTCTTAACGATGCGGCCGCGATCGTCACGATGGTAGAAGTTGAATTCCTCGAACCAGTCACGCAGGCCGGCGAACACTTTGAAGCGCCCGCTGCTCATCAGGTCGTGCAGCTCAAACAGGCCAGCTTCTACTGAACGGGATCCATCAGGCCATTGTGCGCAGTCAGATAGCATCAGGAAGCCAGCATCTGAGTAATACGACTTCTGCTGAAGCCCGCTGCCCTTCTCCGTCTGCAGCCCATCCTGAGGCCATGCCGTCGGAACCTTGTTGGCCCATGACTTGGTAGCTCCCCACGCTTCAGCAGGTGATGTCTTGCTGGCTTTCCACGCCTTGGTGACGTAGTAGGTGTCGCTGTCGAGGTCGATAGCCAGCTGTACGCGGCTCTGCGGGTGGTCCCAGCCGAAGTCCATGCCATCGATAACCATGTAATGCTTCGGTATCGGGAAAGGCTCGCAGGTAATCTTGTCCTCGCTGAAGTCGAATATGCGTCCGTGGCCCAGCATCGGGATGCCTTTGGTTCGCATCTCTCTCTGGTGCGGCGGGTATGACTCCAGCAGGCTTTTCTTTGTCTCTTCGGTCAGGTGTGGCGCATCATCCCAGCCCACGTTCATGCAGGACTGTGATTCAGCCGGATCGTCGAGCAGCTTGATAACCAGGTCAGTGCGGCCGTTCTCAGGCGTGAATGTCAGGATGCCGCGACCGCCGCGACCTTTGTCGCCGGTAGCAGTACGTGTCAGCACCTGCGGATAGATTTCATGGTCCTCTGGCTCTTCATCGATATGGAACCAGTCGACGCTGTCCCCCATCAGGGCATGCTGCCCCTGCGTGTATGACCAGAACTGCACCTTGCTCAGCTCGCCGCTGCTGTGCCGGATGTAGGCAGAGCGGACGGCGTTTGGTGTGCCGGTCATTGGCTCGGTGGATACGATGCGATCTGGAGGAATAAGCCCGCCAGTAAACTCACCGTTAACCTTCTTACCAATGATTGCGGCCTGCAGCAGGTCACGACACTTCTCACCGGAGTACCCGAGACACCACATTAGCGGGGCGTGGTCAAACCGGTATCCCTCCCACCCTTCAGGATATTCACCGAGGAGATGAATAGCGTCGATGTACGTTGCTGTGTCTGTCTTACCAACGCGGTTCGCTGCAATCAGAGCGCACTGACGAAAGCTTGATGTCTGTGCGATGAATTTGCGCTGCCATGGGTATCGGGTGTCGAAGTAAGTGCGGTAGCGGTTCACGACTAACCGGCGGGCTTTCTCTTCCAGCAGCCGGATTAACTCAAGCTTCTCCTCGCGCTTCAGATTGTCCATTTACAAGCCTCGCGAGTTTTGCGTTAAGTTCTTCGTCTGACATGGTTTCGATGCTGCCGGAGTGCTCTACCTTGTCAGTGAACAGCTTCAGGTGCTTACCGAGTAACTCGTAGCCTTTCAGCGCAGACGCAGATTCATATCGGAAGACAGCTGCAACCTCTCCGTCCTCTGTTTCGCACATCAGCGGATCGCCGTTTGGAAGACGAACTCGCTCTGACTGCTCGCACCGACGAATATTTTTGATAATCCCATCGATAACAAACTGTGAGCTTAGGCCCACCGCCTCATTACGCTCTTTGGCTAGTTCCTTAATGCGACTGCGAATATTCGGCTTTCTAAGGTTTTCGCTGGCTATCTGTGCCGCTGACTTTTCACTGTACCCAGCTCTTATGGCCGCCTGAGTACCATTCAAATCGATGATGTACTCATGGCAGAACCGATCCTGCTGGTCGTTTATATCTGCCATCAGGTTTACCTCTTACTGAAACAGCGGCAGAGCGTCTTTAGCGCCCTGAATCGCTTTGATGGTACGAGCCACAGGCGTTGTTTCTGCCTGCGCCAGTGTGTAGTTGCGTTTGAACAGCTCAAGGTTAAGCGGATTGTCGCCTACGAAATCGATAGCTTCTTTCGCTGCAGCTGTGTCGTTTTGCACAAGCTCCAGCACTGTGAGGCGAATGCTCTGTTGCGATGTCAGTTCGGTTGATGTGCTTTCGTCGGCCATATTTAGTCCTGTTTATTGATATAAGGGAGGAAGTGGCTAAACATCCTGTCAAGCAGGTAGCAATAGGTCTCGTTAGCCTGGTCGGTTTCTATCGTCACACCAACATCGTGACAACAGTAAAAGGTTGCGTGAGCGCACTCATGAACCAGTGTTGCTGCATTGCCATCGAATACGCCAATCAGGTAAAGGCTTTCACCAGATCCATCATGAACAAATTGCCTGCAGCGTCCGTTTATACCCTTTAGGTCGGCGGCAGGAAGGCCTATAGATGCTTCAGCCTGAATCCACTCATCTTTACTCGTGCACAGATAAACATGGGCATTATTGAAAAGGGGAATCAGAAAGCTGTTCAGCTTTGGCCATTTCGTTTTCGCCATGCATCCTCCTTTGTCATTATCGAGCACCCCGTGAGATGCTCTGTAATGATCACTTCATCAGTGAGTACTGCTTGTCGAAGTCTTTCGCTTCCAGATAGAAAGGCTGACCGTCGATTGACTCAACGTAGTAGCCTCCCTTCTTAGGCTGGTTGAGGCTCATGTATTCGCTGGAGACTTCAAACTCCGGGTAGAATTCATCCTCCGGCACAATCACACCGGTGCCATCTACTGCCTGACGGACTTCTTTAATCTTCAGGGCCAGAACCTGATTCTCTTTGCCCTTATAGCGGGGCAGCTCTTTGCGCTTAAGCGACATCGTTCATTCCTCTTAGTTGCCGATTACGAACATGGATGCGGTGACGTTGGCAGGTGCGTTACCAAACGGGCTGCCGTTCAGGATTAACGTACCAACCGACTGCTTAACGATGACCTTGCATCCTGTGGTGGTGACTTCCGATGCCTGACCGATGACAACCTGATCGCCATTCCAGACAGGGTTAGGCGTAACAATGGGAGGTACTGTGTATTTCTTCGCAAAGGTGACGCTGACTGTGGTGCCGGCGGTAACAACCTTTGCTGATACTGTCTCGAAGTTAACCGGAGTGGCGTTTGTGCCGTTTGAGCCCGGGTCACCCTTGGGAATGCCAAAGTCGATTGTTTGGTTTGGCGGGGTGCCACTAATCTTGACGGTTGGATTTGAGCCGGCGCTCAGCAATGTTACTGCACCTACCGTTAACTTATTCGCTACCGGACTGTCACCAGGTGCGCCAGATGGCAAGCCTAAATCAATAGTCAGATCGGGTGCCGCACCAGAAATCTTCGCTGTGGCTGCGGTGCCGTAGGGAATAGTTGTTACAGCGCCAACCTTGATTGATGTCGGCTGTGCTGACTGCCCGGCGCTGCCTGCAGGTATGCCGAAGTTGATAACCTGATTCGGCGCGGTACCTGTTATCTCAACCGTGGGCTGCTTATTGCTGGCGAGCTGTGTAACACTGCCTACGCTGAGAGTTGTCGGAACAGGAGCATCAGCATCTTTCCCGGTAGGGATTGTGAAGTTGATAGTCTGTTCAGGGCCGCTGCCTGTTATCTCTACTGCCGGCGGGTTGCCAAATGGGGTGCTGACAACTTTGCCAACCCTCAGCGCGGCGTTTCGCCCGTCATCACCATTCTTTGGTATTGGCAGGCCAACATTCAGTACCTGACTTGGGTAGTCACCCGTGATGCTTGCCGTTGGCTGGCTGTCTGCTGGCAGTGCTGTTATCTGTCCGATGCTCAGCTTGTACTGATCGGCATCCTTTCCATTAACTGGCGCCGGAAAGCCAAAATTTACTGTGTAGTTCGGATAGCTGCCGGCCATATCAACCGTTGGTGCACTTCCTGCAGGCAGAGTTTTAACCGTGCCGGCCTTCATTGTCGGTGGTTCAGGCGTAGTGGCTGGCATCCCCTGAGGAATCGCCAGATTTAGCACCTGCTTTGGTGCGTCACCGGTAATCGATGCGCCGGCCGGCTGGTCAGGTGCGTTTGTCACTACCTTGCCAATAGTCAGCTGCGTGGCTTTCACCTGGTCAGTGACGATCGTCTTAACAGGCGTAAAGCCTCGTTGCGGAAAGAGAGCCATGGTTCACCTCACGTCACAATGATGGATGCATTGCCACCCTGAGAGCGGCCCCACATCTGCTGCGGTGCGGTGATGCCAATCCATTCCATGCTGGAAACGATATGGCCCTTAGCGTTTGCTGATGGCTTCTTTGCTGAGTCACGTAGCCAGATGGTGCCGCCCAATACCTGCAGCTGTACATCCTGCGTTCCGTCAGTTATCTGTTGCCAGTCTGATGTAAGGGTGAGGTCTTTAGATGCCATGACAGTCTCCTTTAACCATTAGTCAGCGCACCGGAAGTGATGAGCTGAGTGATGGCTACTTTCTGAGGCTGTTCTTTACTTCAGAGATGATCTGCTGCTGCATGCGACTTAACTCTGTTCGATGCCGGCGCTCCTGCCGCTGGTGAATCCAGAATCCGACCCACGTTGCGATGAGTGCCCCAATACAGATGCCTGAAAAGATGTTGTAAATCTGGTAGGCGCTCATTCCGCTTCCTGCTGGCAGTTGGCTTTCCATGTCTTGTTATGCGTCAGGATGGCCCGCTTGGTGCGCTCATCCATCGTCATGATGTCCGCCTCAGTCACCAGGATAGGCTTTACCCAGTTACAGGCAGTGTCCACGACTTCAATTCTTGTTAAGCCAGTCTGTGCGCAGCTCGTCGTCAACAGCGCTGCCAGGCATACGGGAAACGCTTTCCTGAACATCTGCAGCTCCTTTTGAGGTTTCTGTCTGACGCTGTGAGGCGGCCTGCTGGGAATCGATAGCAGCTTTAATTTCGCGATCTGCAGCGGCCTGCTCTGCCTTGGCTTTACCCTTAGAGTGACCAATGCCGAATGCGCCAGCCACCGCAGCGATTACCACACCGATTACAGTGAACATCAGTTCGATGGTCGTCATGGCTTGTTCTCCGGATCAAGACCAGCGTCAATCTTCTGCTCTTTGATGTCTTTGTCAGTGGCGATTTTCTTTGCGCCGATATAACCCGCAGTGGCGAAGCCGAAGAACAGACCGAATGTGACATCTGACAGCGTCCCTTTGTAGGCCTGCCAGCCAACTACACCACAGCAGACGAGGAAAGCGAGAGCGGCTTGGGTGCGGCTCAGGGAAATATTGCCGCTGCTGCCACGGAGAACGCTGAACATGTCCATCAGATGAGGCCCCGGTAAATGTCATAGTTGCCGGTGCGCATCACATCTGCGTGACGTTTGGCACGGTTAGGCGTTTGCTTTGCCCACAGGCTGTTAAGCATGCCGTCAGCTGCAGCACTGAAGTTGCCGTCTGCAATCAGCTTCAGCGTGTTTTTGAAGCCTGCCAGACCGTCAGTACCCATCTGGTAGGCCATGCTAATCAGAGTGTCGCGGCGCGGTGGATTACACGCTGCCAGCGCTGCTGCAATGGCCGGGCGCTGGTTCATCTCGTTAACTTTCTGGTCAACAATGGTCTGCTTCCACACATCACCCACTGTACGCGGTACGCGGAAGGTGTAATTACTCAGGCTGGCGCCCTTTGGCCCGATGCGTATGCCGCCGGCAACGGTTGGATAACCCTGCGTATCGAGGTAGGGTGCCTCTTTGTACCCCTCCTCGTAATTCAGGATCGGGATGATTTTACTATCGGTCATTTGCTCTCATCCTCTTTCACAACCTGCTTAACCTTGTCGGCCGTTTTGTTTGCTGTGCGGTCCGGTATGTTGTCCACTTTCTGCTTTAACTCGCCTACCTGCTCTGCCAGTCGAACCACTTTCGCGTCGCGACGATCGGCAACCCTGCGATAATCATCGCGGATGGCGTCAATCTTCTGGTTAGCGTCATTGCTGACGTAAACGAACATGCAGGTCATGGCTATGCAGATAAGCGTCAGTACAGTAAGAACGCCGCCGATAATCAGGCTTCGTTTGTGATTCGGTTTAGTTGGTGCCATCGCTGTCGGTCTCCAGATTGGCGATCAGCCTGTTTACTTCCGTTCTGAATCGCTCATTGCCTACAGCGTTACTGGCCTCTGACATAGCCAACAGGATTCCCAGCGCGTTTTTAATCAGCTTGAGGTCCGTCTCCAGTGTGGATATCCGGCGAAGGTTTTTGTCGTGCCGCTCACGAAGCTCGTCATTTTCTTCACGAAGCAGGTTGTTGCTCTCTTTCAGCAGCTGAACCTGCTCCTTATAGTTGGAGATGATTTCACCGCCCGCCCTGTTGCTGATACCCAGCGAAAGGAGGCTTGCTGCTAAAGGCTTCCAGAGAACTGCGACTGCCCCGCCGCCAAATATGAGGCCGAGAACGCCAGTGATGATGCTGTTTTCACCCATGCTTAACCTCACGGGCGCTGTTTGATGTGCTGTTCATAGCCGTCTCCGGCATTGCCCGGAGGTATCCGGCCGTTTGCTGTGAAAAGTCGCCCGCTGCCACGTGGGGGAAATCCATAAGGTCGCTTTGATTGGCAGGGGCGAAAACGAGAAAACCCAGCTCTGCGGCTGGGCTTTTTAATTGGGTGCAGAAATGCAAAAAGCCCTCACGGATGGTGAGTCCGGAGGGCTTTCTAATTATCACAGAGTGATGGAATGCTCAGTACGCTTTACTTCCCGAGCGTATTACAAATATGCCAGGAAGCATGCCTTTTGTCTTTAGCTATTCGTGCTATATATTCTATTTATGCGGCTATTTTAGGAATCTCCTTCTCCATTTCTCGCTTTATCGCGTAAAACATTTCTCCTTCGAGGATATCCAGCGCCCATTCCATTCTGTTTCGTGCCTCCTTGTTGCTGATGCCAGTGAAATAAATCAGCGATGCTCCGATGTTTTGCACGCTCTTGCGTTTGCAATATCGTAATCTGGCTACGTTCTTAATCGGGTTGTCCTTACCGAATGTTTTAACCATGACCGACTCAACGAAAGCAGCATCATCTGATTCTTTGGCGAGAGCGATGATGTTTGCTGTTGAAGTTTGTGGCATCAGCAGGTCACGAGCTTTACGGAATAAATCCTCACCGCGCAAGCCTTCACAGTGAAGCTCTGACACGATTTTCTCTATCTGCTTCCCCTTTTGTTCGCTCCATTCGCAGCGCATCATCAGACGTCCGATAACGTTCACTTCACCGCGGTCATAATCATCACCACCCAAGTGATCGCCCCAGACAGTGAGCAGGTGTCGGATCCAAGCCTGCTGTGATTTATTGATAGTCTTCCACCCAGTTCCAAATAGCCGGCGCATGTCTGCAGAACTGCGAACACCTGCCAGCCTGACGATTTGCTGAAAATCTCGCTCAATGCGCATGCTTAGCTCCCATTATTTTTGCCGTGTTACGCAATATGCGGTAGTTGATCTCGAACATACGGCGGGCTCGGTAAAGACGTAGGCGCAGCCATTTCTCTTTGAGGTATTCAGTCATGCTCTTGCTCCAGCTCTGTGATAACCACTTCCAGCCTGCCGCCCTTAACCACTTCACAGCGAACCATGCGCACGTCATCAATCAGGCTGTCGTCAGCTATGACGCCTGCGTGGGTGAGTGAGTCGAGTGGGGCTTTGAATAGGTTGTCGAGGTCACGCCGGGCGCGTGTAGGTGGATATGCGAGGATTTTTACTTTGAGCCTGCCGGCCAGTTGGTATTGCTGATTTGCTTCGGTGATTTGCTGGGTTACTGCTGCGGTGTATTCCCTTCCCTTTTTACTTTTTATCTTCCTGCCGCGGAATACTGAGAAGAGGTGATTGTTCCCGGGCGGCCAAGGTAGCGTTATGCGATATTCATTCACCGTTTCACCTTCCCCTCTCTCAGCAATGCATCCTGTGTCCGTATGACGCCCTCAAGGTGAGCTATCCGCGCCTCAGTCACATCACAACGCCGTGTGCGCCTGTCTATCTCGTCATGGCACCCTGAGCAGGCCCATGCGCCGAAAAGGTCATCTGGCTTCATTCCTGTGCCGCATATCCCTACCATCCGATAGTGCGCGAGTACGACTGTTTCAGGGTTGCCGTTGCAAATGCCCGGGAGCCTGACCTGGCATTCCCTGCCCCGCGCCTCTTTGCGTAAGTTAGCCATCGCTATCCTCCATTGCTCCGTTAGGATCGGACTCTATGAAGAACTCATCAAGGCAGCTGGCGCAGCAGTAAACCTCATCAGGCTTGAGTGGTTCGCCGCAGTTTTCACACATATTCAGCTCCATATTCTGTTCTGAAATTGTTTGCTGGGCCGGGGCTCATGCCTGCTTTCTGGTAGCAGCGCTGATACCGTCCAGAACTTAGGGTCGAATGCCAGTGTCTTTTTTGCCTGAACCTGTCGGGCGGCATATTGGGACAGCAGGCTGTCGGCAGTGATGGAGTCCATGGGCTCGGGGTGAGTAAACCAGGTAGTTTTCATCGCGCCCTCTTCGCAAGGTTTTGGCACGTTCCGGTAGATAGCCCGGTTCTTGCGCTGATAATGGACCATGCAAGCCCCTGACTGCGGAGGTGTGCAATGCGGTTACAGAATTCCTGTGAGTGAGAAAAGTGTCTGCCATGTTTCATGATTGACTCCCGAATCGGTTAGCCCATTCAGCCGCACGCGCTGACTCGTCACTGAATCTGACGTTCTGCTCTGCGCCGAATGCATGGATGATCGTTATGAGGTCGCGCATCTCGCTGACTCGCATTTTGCTGGTCGACTTGCCCAGCACCACAAAGCCACCGTTGATGCCTGGCACCGTGTCCTGCTGATGCTGCGCGGCGCTGAAGATATTCTTCCAGCTCTCTGAGTCCAGTTTCCGTCCGTACCAAACGACCTGCTGCGAGATGTCATGCAGGCATGCCCAAAGCATCCTGTTTTGCGCCAGGCTGCGGGTATCTTCCTGAATGGTGACTTGCAGAGGTTTATTGCTATCGGTGGGGAGTTGCTGGATGGCTGTGATGCAGTTCTGTCTGATGATGTTGTCTCTCAGTAGATAACGTTGCGTTTCCACTGCTACCTCCCTTCAAGTGTCTCCACGTAGTCATAGAGGTTGTCTGCTGCTGCACTGAGAAGCAGATCGATTGATTGCTTGTTGTGGCCACCCTCGCGGATCATCTTCAGTGCAGTGAGGATGGCTGAGCAGGAGTCTTTAACAGGCTGATGCTTTGGTCTTAGGGGGATTACGTTGCTCATGGTTTCTCCTCGACCATTCTTATGGACATGACTCCACTAAGGTCAATCGTGCTCACATCTGCCTGCATTCGATACATGGCGAGGTGCTTGCCGTTTACACTGGCAATCTCATGCAGTGTTGCAAGGGCGAGATTTGCTGCATCGGATATATCACCTTCACCTGCATCGTAATGCTCATCAAAGAGCGTGATGCCGAACCTGCCATTCATTGAACTAATCTGACAGTCAAAGCTTCCCTTAAAACTGATTTCGTCAGCTGCCCCCTGTACGGCTGAAATGTAATATGCATCGCCTTTAACGCTCATCCTTCCCTCCCATCATTCTCAATCACCCGATAGGCGATGATGTCTCGCTCATAGCTGGCGAATTCGCCATACATCTTTTTACGTGCGCCTGCTGCGGCAGCAGCTGCCGTTTTCAGATCGTCATAAAACCCAAAGCTATAACGCTTACCGTCTAATGTGCACCGCACATGCCACTTACCTTCCCGCTTACTCCAATGAACACCGCGAACACCGCTGGTATTGTTTACCTGCAAACCTGCGTTTTGTGCATTCTGTGAACGCGTAGCCTCCCGCAAATTACACCAGCGGTTATCAGCTTTGTTTCGGTTAATGTGATCCACCATATCGGCTGGCCAGCATCCGGTCTTGTACAGCCATGCAAGGCGGTGCGCTAGATACATTTTGCCGTTTGTCTTAATTAGTATGTATCCGTCATGATGTAAAACCCCGGCAATATCACCTGCCTTTACCCGTCCGCGTTCCCGCAGCCAAGTAAATACCCCTGTATCAGGGTTGTAGTGCATTAGTTCTTTTAGTCGTGCTTGTTCCAACATTTCTGCCCTCCATCATTATCAATCTGAGGGGTGGTGGCGGGTTGGGGTGACACCAGATTTTGCCAATGCGTCACTCTGGAGCGGCTAAATCCGTACTTGTCGTAGGTTGCCACAGCGTATGGTGTTGCTGAATGAATAGGGTCTTCCATGTGAACCAAAATGGTTGAGCCAATTCCCGGCATCCGCTCACTACAGCAAATCCACCCACCCTGCTGCTCCAGCACTGGCAGCGCAATCTCAAGGGCTTGCAGGTAAAGCTCTTCCTTCAGGCTCAGGCCTACATGTGGGTTAGCCTGGAATGATTTTAGGTGACCAATATCCATGCGGGCCACTTCAGCTGTTAGCTTGTTCATTGGCGGCTCCAAGTGTCAGAGGTTTGATGCTTAGCATGACGTAGCCGGGGAGGTAGTCACTCACGTCTGCGATGTGCGTTACCATTCTTTCGCATGCGTCGCCGGTGTAGTCGCCGTTCCATTCCATCAACAGCAGCGTATCGCCAACTGCATATTTTCGGTCGTTCTTGCGAAGCTCTGCGGTCTTCAATTCATCCAAAACTGGAATGAAGTGCTGCGGTAAAATTTTCAGTTCGTGCTTCAAAATCCACCTCCACCCTTTCTCTTGCCGCCTTTGTCGGAACGGGAATCCCATTGTGACGGTTTGGTTTTTCCAAATACGAGCTTCATTAACTGCTCGCGGGTCAGACCGTGGATTAACTGTGTCATGATTTACCTGCCTTTCTTGCGACAAAGCCTTTAACAAATCGGCGATGGTTGAACTTATCTGAAGGCAGGAATGGGTTATCTGCCACGGTCAATCCGATGGTGCAGTAGTAACCGCCAAGCTCATATGGCGACTCCATGTCACGCTCATTTCTTTGGCTATCTATTCTTTTGGAGGGAATTACCTGTGTCATGATGCCGCCCTCGCTGAAGTCAAAACCCCACGCAGCATGGCTACTTTCTCAGCCAGATAGCCACGCTGGGTGTCAGTCATAGGTGTCAATTCAGGTGGCAGGCAATCACTGCGTTCTGCGCCAACGCGTTCAGCCAGCATTGTGATAAAGCGATCAGCTACCTGACGCGATACCCAGTTTTTTTCCAGCAAGTGGGAAGCCCACGATCTGATTGCTTCTGCAGAATTGCAGTTTGAAAGCAGCACTTCAAAATCAGCCATCGGGTTGTTTGGATGGCAAACTTTCACGTATCGACCTTTGATAATTACTGACATCAGAAACCCCCTTTTCCTTTGCCTTTATTCGGTGCCTGACGCGAATCGCGTTCTGCCCGGGCTGCGTGTTGGTCCATGTCGTAGATAGCGCCGTCTTTCTGCAGGCAGAACACGGTGCCGGTGTTGCCGTGGCGGTTGAGTCGCAGAATCAGCTCTGTTTCGCCGGGCGGCACGTTTTCCTCATAGGCTCCCTCGCGGTAAATGCCTACCCAGTAATCACAGTCCTGCTCAATCTGCCCTGTGTCGCGTGAGTCGCTCGGTAACGGCCGCTTGTTCGGGCGCTTCTCTAGCTCACGATTAAGCTGGGTCAGGAGTACCACGACGCAATCAAGCTCTTTGGCGAGGTTCTTTAGCCCCTTGGTGATGAGTCCGTATGCGAGGTCGTTGCGATCTGCTTTTTCGGCTGTCATCAGGGTGAGGTAGTCGACCAGCACCATTCCAACGCTGCCCTTCTGACGCTTAACCTTGCGGGCTTCAGCGACGATGTGAGCCAGTGTCAGCCCGGGCGTATCGTCGATGTACAGCATGTCGAGTTCACGCAGGCGGGTTGCCGTTTTGATAGCGCGATCAAAATCAGCGTCGTAGTCACCCTGGTAATCAGAGCTGCTGTCATCGGTTGCCGGGACGTAGAAAATATTCGGGTTCACGCCTGACTTCTGACCTACCAGCTTCTCCAGAATCTGATCGGCAGGCATCTCCAGGCTGAACATCAGTGCGGGCTTCTGCTCCCGGATAGCGCAGTTGATTGCCATCTGGCTATACAGTGTGGTTTTACCCATCTTAGGCCGGGCGCCGATGACGAAGAGTGAACCCTTAACCAGCCCCTTTGGCGACAACATGCGGTCGAGGGAGCTGATGCCGGTACTCATGCCGCGCTGCTCTCCTTCCGGGTCGAACCGCTTTTCCAGATCGGTTACCCAGCTGTCCATCACCTCTCCGAACGTCCGCAGGCCACGGCGTGAGCCGGTCTTTGCGTAGTCGCTAATCTGACTGGTCAGGCTGCTGACAGACTCCATCTTTTCAGCTGCAGTCATCCCGTTGCGGCTGTACAGCATCTCCAGAGACTCATTGAGTTTGCTGATGCCGTACCGGGTAACTGCGTGGTCACGGACTACCGCGGCGTAGTGAGTGATGTTGGCGACGGATGGCGTGTTTTTGGATATTTCTGCCAGGTACGCAAATCCGCCATATTCCTTCTGGCTTCCGTCGAGAGCGTCCATCAGGGTGAGCGGGTCAACTGGCTTATTGCGGCTCAACAGGTCACGTATAGCCGTAAAGATTTCCCGGTGCGCATGGTTGTAGAAGCTTTCCGGCTTCAGCATTGCCATGACTTTCTGGCTGCGGTCTTCACCGCCGTCCAGCATCAGGCCGCCAATAACCGCCTGCTCTGCGTCAAGGCTGTGCGGGGGTTGCATGATATTTTGACTCACAGGCTTCCCTCCCGGGTTTTGGTCAGCGTTTCACTGCGCAGGAGGTAGTCGAAATTTGCTCTCCAGCCAGATTGGTTATCGCCGAAGTAAAACGGCTTAGCAGTACTCATGAAGGCGTGGAAGTAGTTCCCGGCAGCTTCAACCGTTGGCTCCTTCAGTTCGCCGAGAAGACGCTTGATGCCTCGCTTGCGCTTTTCGTTCAGCGCTTCAGCTGCAGGAAGTTTTTCTCCAGCTGCTTCGTTGTAAGCGTCAATGACTTCCTGGTATGGCGTGATTTTTCTGGCAGAAGATTTCTTACTCCCATCGCTTACACCCGAAGGGGGTAAGGGGGTTATTTCTTTTTTCTTTTGAATAGTTTCTTTTGTGTTTAGCTGAGTTGGCGAATGGTCATTAGCTACTTCAGCTAAACTTTTATTAGCTGAGTTGGCTAATGTTTTGCTGACTTGGCTAATGTCCATATTCCAGTCAGAAACCACCTTGTTCACACCTATCTGATTGCCGTTAGAAATCAGGATGTTCATGCCGATCATCTCGTTCTTCGCTGTGCAAACATGGGTGTGATGAATGCCGGTGATTGCGGCTATCTGAGTGTTGGTGATGCGGTCCAGCTTCTTGCCGAAGCCGTATGTTTTCCTGATTACCGCTAAAACAATCTTGAGCTGCCGGGCTGTTAAATCGGCTGACATAACGGCTTCCAGTAGCTCGTTAGCGATGCGGGTATATCCATCATCGGTATCAGCCACTCTGCGCTCCATGCCCTCCACTGAAGGGCGGTAGTCTGCTAGTTTCGCTACGTTACTCATTGCCCTTCTCCTTCGCTCTGTGCTCTTCCAGAATGTGCTTCAGCTTCTCAGCTACCTTGGGGTTGAAAGCTCTGCAGAATTCGATGCGGGCAATGTTTTTGTGCATCTCTGCCTGGTAAACAACGTGTTTCTTTGGCATAATTACTCCTGTGAATTGATCCAGTCATTTCGCATCAGGCCTCGAAGCTGTTGACGCAGCTACTCGGGGCTTTTTCTTTGGTGAGAATGCTCGCCACCTGTCGGGCCAAATGAGCCATCTCGTCATCCACGACGCCCCATTCCAGCACTGCAAGCAGCATTGAGAATTTCGGGAGCCAGTCGCGTTTCCATCGGCTGATCTGCGCCTTATCAACACCAACCGCTGCAGCCGTCCTTTCCGTGCCGATCAGGGCTATCTTGTTGAGCAAAGCGCTTTCAATCTTCAGCGCCTCATTGCGTTTCTTTGCGTTTTCCACTTGGTAAATTTCTCTTGTTGAATAGGTAATTGCGCGACGGCCGGATGGCTGTCACGTATGAATCGTTAATTTGATTACTGCCCTTTTTCAGGGCGGGAATGTTTAAGAGCGGGTTGTTACTTAGGCTGCTTTATTGCTGCCTTTTTTGCCGTACAGCAACCAAAGTGGATCGCACTTCAGTGCTGCGGCCAGTTCAAACAGATAGCGCGGACGCTTCGTCGTTCCTGCCTCAATTTGCTGATAAGACTGCTGCTTCATGCCGGCCTTTTCTGCTAATTGCGCTTGGGTCAAATTTAACTCTGCGCGTTTCTGTTTGAGGCGTTGAGAAATTGTTTCCATATACTCACCTCCACAGTTTTATCTGTATTGTCTAACAGTTAGTTCTGTTTGTCAAATACAGCTTTGCCTGTAAAGATTGGGTAAATGGAGAGGGAAGCTATGAACCTTGCGGATCGCGTAAAACAAAGAAGAGTTGAACTGGGACTTACCCAGTCAGAAGCTGCAGAAAAAGCTGGAATTAGACAGCAGTCATGGGCGAGTATTGAGGAAGGTAAAACTTTAAAGCCACGCAATATTGTAGGCATTGCCGAATCACTCAGTTGTGACCCTTCCTGGCTCATGAATGGCGGTAACTTTCAGCCTATCAGCGAGGTGAATACAAGGAGGATTCCCCTGATAAACTACGTACAAGCCGGTGAGATGGCCACTAAGAGCCCTATAGAGGCATTAGATGGCAGCTGCGAATACGTGATGACCGATATGGACTGGTCACAGTATACATTTGCCCTAAAGATCGTTGGCGACTCTATGGAGCCTGATTTTAAAGAGGGCGATGTTATCGTTGTAGACCCGGAGATCGAGCCAGCTCCAGGTGAATTCGTTGTGGCTAAGAACGGAGAACATGAGGCCACCTTCAAAAAATATCGCCCAACCGTTCTGGCAGAAGATGGCCGGCAGCACTTTGAATTGTTGCCTTTGAACGACGACTACCCAGTAATGAAGAGTATTGAACGCCATATCCAAATCATAGGGACAATGGTTGAGCACCGGATTTACCGAAGAAAAAGATAGCATTACCCCCTCTCTGACCGCCTCCGGGCGGTTTTTTTTCGCCTGTACAAAATTAATTTCCCTTTCAATACAGATAAATATGTAGCAACCGGCAAATAATACAGTTTTGTCTGTTGACGCAAATACAGTTTTGTCTGTATTCTTATCCCATCAGCAGGACGCTGAAGCAATACAGGGACACGGAACTGAGTCCCGCCGCTCCTTAACATCAGGCGCTGAAAAAGCGCAAACATTCAAAGCAGCAAGCTTTGGGGTGTGTAGCTCAGCAGGTAGAGCGGATTCGTAGGCCCAGCCATGGAATAGCGTCACCGGTTCAAGTCCGGTCACACCACCAAAGCTAACTGACAGGAGAATGACCATGAACGCACAAGAACGCCGCCGTGCTGCCCGCGCTGAGAAGCAATCAGCATGGAAAGATGCCAACCCCCTGTTGGTTGGCGTAACTGCTAAGCCCGCCTGCCGGCCTATTTTGACACTGAATCGCAAGCCTACTGATCGGGTAGTTAAAGCAGTCGATACCGAAACGGAGTACCACAAACAGATTCTGGCGGGCGCTGCGAAATATATCGGCAACGATGTTGATTCAGCGATGTGCTTACCACAGGTAGCCATCTTCAGTGCTGGCTATCGCAAATCTAAAGACAGCGTAACGGCGAGGTGATCGTGTCAGCGACTTTAATTACTGAGCATGGCATCTCGCCATGTCCATTCTGCGGAGCAAGGGCTCAGCTGAAACGCTGGGTAATGACTCCGGCAGGAAGCACTGCTTCAGATAGCAGTTATGGCGTTCAGTGCGCGGGATGCACGGCAAAGATTTACATGCTGGATACGCCTGAGTTGGCACTGAGTAAATGGAACAGCCGATCAGCGGCGGGAGATGAGCGTGGGTGAAGATGAGTTTGAGGAACATCCTGATGACGATATGAGTCAGTATCAGGATTATCCATATGAGTTCGATTATTGAGGCTGCCTAACCCGCAGTCTTTTTCATATCTGGAGGCACCATGATGAGCGACGTTGATTACTACTGCGGTTGGTTAGTGTTTATCGTGCTGATGGTGCTGGGGTTTATAGCAGGAGGGAATGTATGAGCACCGGAATAGGGAAGCACAAATTCAGCACCAGTCACGGCAACATCTGGAGCCCGGATGAGGCCGTATGCCCTTACTGCAGCTACGAACACTGCGAGGCAGACCACTGTGATGTGGGCATAGGAATGGTGCAGTGTGGCCCTTATCACTGCCCGGTTTGCGAAGCATCGGAAATAAGCAGCCTGGACACCCGAGAACTTACCGAAAGGGAGAAGACGACGGGATGGTTCGAGCCGGGAAGTCCTGTCAGCGATGTTGCCAACACCGTTAACGGCCGGCTCGTTGATCACCGTGAAGCGAAAGAATATTACGATATTGGCCTACTGGATAAGAAGGCGCGCGGCCAGTAACCACTGCAGGAGGTAGACGATGGAGCTAAAAGGGTTATCGCCATTCATCATTAGGGGATTCATCACTGAAAACAGCAGCAGGTTTATTGGTTTTTGCAAAGACGAAGCCGTTAGTGAAGCGGACTTCATTAAGCTGCTAGAAGATGTGGACTTCAACGAAATAGTTACTCCAGAACTTTTAGCAAAGTTCAGACTGTGAGTGACACCGTAAAGCTGTCTGCTTAGACGGCTTTGAGGTGCTACGCACCACCGCCTTAGAGGGCTTCCATAACCAGAACGTTTCATCCTTAGGCGCCGCAATGGCGCCTTTCTTTTTAACACCAGTAAACAACCACTATCAGGAGTAACCCCATGCCTACTTATGCAATGGCAGGGGCGGCATCGGGCTGCCCCTTTATCACCGAATCACAGTTAGAACGTATCACCCGCCGCATGCGTGCTGCAGCCCGCAGCCTGTTAAGCGCCATGAGCCAGAGAGGACATAAACAATGACGATTATCCCGGTAAACGGAACCTTGCTGGTTCAGCAGGGCTGCCTGCGGCTGAACAAGCTGTACGAAGAGTCATTCCCTGACACCAAAGACGGGATGAAGTCGGCCTATGAATGGGCGAGCACTATCTCTCTCGGCTGGCACGATTGCCAGGATACTGACTGGAACGCAAAGGTGAAAGCAAATGCAGCATGACGATGACGTTTGGGGCGACTTTATTCAGGGCATGCTGGGCGAACTGGCAGACCCGATGACCTATGAGCAGGCAGCGCAGGAAGCGATTGCTGATTTCCGCACGGAGCGCCAGTTTGAAGCAATGGGAGGATGCCATGAGTAAGGAGTTTTATGCCCGCCTGGCAGAGATACAGAGCACGCTGAATGCTCCAAAAGGCCAGTACAACAACTTCGGTAAATACCACTACCGCAGCTGTGAAGACATCCTCGAAGGGGTTAAGCCGCTGCTTAAGGGCCTGTTCCTGTCCATCAGTGACGAGATTGTCCTGATTGGCGATCGCTACTACGTGAAAGCGACAGCAACCATCACAGATGGTGAATCGTCGCACAGTGCTTCTGCAATGGCCCGTGAGGCGAGCGAGAAGAAAGGCATGGATGATGCCCAGATAACCGGTGCTACCAGCTCTTACGCCCGCAAATACTGCCTGAATGGCCTGTTTGGCATTGATGACTCAAAGGATGCTGATACGAACGAGCACCGGCAGCAGCAAAACAACGCGAAGCAGGCAACACAGCAGAAGCCAGCACCTACACCAGAAGCTGTCCTGAAAGCTTTCACAGAAGCAGCTCTGAAAAAAGAGACCGCTGAAGAACTGAAACAGGCCTTTGGCAAAGCGTGGGTCATGCTTGAAGGAACTCCAGAACAATCAAAGGCAAAGTCTGTTTACGACATAAGACTCGAGGAGATAAGCAATGCTGTCTCATGAAAGGCTTTTAGAGTTGCTTAGGTACGATAAAGAAACCGGCTTGTTCATTCATATTAAGAAGCGTAGCGGGGTGAAGCTTGGCTCAGTTGCGGGTGCTGTTATGCCAGTTGGCTATGTGTATATAGCAGTCGACGGGAAGAAGTACTACGCGCACCGGCTTGCATACTTCTATGTAGAGAAAAAGTGGCCAATTGAGGTCGACCACATTAATGGAAATAAAGCGGATAACCGCTGGGAAAATTTAAGGGCTGCCAGCAGGCAGCAAAACGCAGTGAATATAAAAAGGCGCTCGCCCAGCAGATCCGGATTTCGGGGAGTTACAAGGACCTCTGTTGGCACTTGGGCGGCTTCAATCAACCGCAACGGAGTTAGACATTATCTTGGATGCTTCAAGACAAAGGAAGAGGCGTCAGAAGCAAGAGATAACTTTGCTAAGGCATTAGATGGCGAATTCTATTGCGAGCAAAACAAAAAATCAGAGCTTGAAGGAGCATCAGCATAATGCCAATTAACGTGATCACCATCTCCGGCAACGTGGGGAAAGACGCGGTTTTGCGCGTCACCCCTAACGGGAAGCACATTGCCACTTTCTCCCTGCCGGCTAAGTCAGGGTTCGGCGATAACGAAAAAACCTCATGGCTACAGTGCAAAATGTTCGGCGCCATGGCTGAAAAGCTATCGCAGGCCGTCACTAAGGGCGCGAAGGTGACAGTTACCGGTGAATTTCTGATTGAGGAGTGGGATAAGAATGACGGCAGCAAAGCCTCAACTCCTACCATTCTGGTGAGAGATATTGACCTGCCGCCGCGACAGGGAAACTCAGCGCCATCTGGTCAGCAGCAGCCGCGTGGTCAATCTACCGCACCTGATTACGATACCGATATCCCATTCTAATTTAACCCACCAATAAGGCCGTTTCATGAACCCATCACCGGTATATCCGGCGCATTCGTCACGCCTGAACGGAGCTGACGAAGAGATTAAGCGCCGCAAACAGGAAGTGCTGAATGGCGTTCTGGCGGCCTTAGCAGCACAGCAAGCAGGTAACGACCATCCGCAGCTGCTTACACCACAGCGCAGAGAGGATGCTTACCTGGCTGAGCTGAAACGCAGAGAGCATGAGGAGATGGCTAAGCGCCCTCCTCTGCCACAAATCATCGTCACCCAACCTGTTGTAGAGGTCTGGGGCGACTTCAGAGACACCCGACGCGGCCGGTATGGCGCAATACTGATGGAGTGATGCTGGCCTGTACCGGGCTGGCATTGCATAAGGGGAAAGAGATGAGCGAAGGATTAACAATTAATCAGCTGGCAGAGCGCAGTGCTCTGCTGGTAACTGAAAATGCCGCACTGCAGCAAAAGCTGGATGCGGTGCTGGCTGAGAATGTGGCGCTGAAAGGTTTCTTTGAGGCCGGTATAAACGCTTCTTTTGAGGGGTGCGATTTCTTTGGCGACCAAATGCAGGCGCTCGCACTACAGTTGGGCTTGATTCGTGAGGAAAGCTATCGTCAAGACGAGCATGAGAATATGGTAGTTAACTCTTGCGGTTTTGAAGATGGCGACGCGGTTTACTTTATCAATGAAACCCCAGCCACCGATGCCCTTCTGAACGCGGTGCGGGCGGAGGGGGTAGAGATGTTTGCAGAATCCCTGAAAGGGAAATACGACGGAATTGCGTATGAGCTGATAGGAAATTATGAAACCAACGGTGAAGAAGACCGAATCAGTGATCAGGGTGAGATTCAGGAGGTTTTACACTTCGCCGCCCAGCTCCGCGCCGACACCACCCCTTTCCAATATGAATCACTGGCAGGTGGCAAATGAGCACTCGCGGCAAGATGTGGGCTGTTATGTGGGTAGCGTGCGGAATCATCTGGACGGGAATGGCTTATGCAATATGAGATGCCGGCCATCTCTCCGGAACTGCAGGCGCAGGTGCTGCGGTACCTCAAAATGAAGCCGGGTAAGCGTGAGAAACTGCATGAGGTGGAGCGGACGCTGATGCAGGCTCTAACAGAGCGCATTACTCTATCCGTACTGACAAAGGGAATGGAGGTAGCATGATTAATCGCGCAACGACTGATGAAGAGCTTGAAGAACTTTCGACTGTCACCGATCTGGTTTATGGCGTGTCTATCGCTGATATGGCAAAGGAGCTGCAAGCTTACCGCAAAGCATTCAGCAAACCCGCCGCATATACCGTCGAGGGGCAGCTGAGATTTGAAAACGAGCTGAAGATTGGCGATATGTGGGCTAGGCCGTTTGATGAATCCGTAGACGTGCCGCTGTATCGCAAACCAGAGGTGTAGCCATGCTGATCGGCTTCGTCATCGTAATAGTTTCTGCCCTTCCCGCTCCGGTTTCGGAGCGTATCTATCCAACCATTGAAGCCTGCGAGCAGATAAGGGCGCGTCTACATGAGCGCCGGCCACTGGTGCAATTAGAATGCGCCGAGGTGCGCCGGTAGCGATATACTCCAGTCAGGAGGAATCGCTATGTCACACAATCTCGCAGCACGCAGTAAAGAAGAACGCGATAAGGTTAATGTCGATCTGGCCGCATCAGGCGTCGCCTACAAAGAGCGCATGAACATGCCGGTTATCGCTATGGAAGTGGAGCTGCAGCAGCCGGAAAGCCAGCGTGAGTATTTCCGCGATCGCCTGCAATACTATAGGAACGCCGCCTTGCAGTTTCCCCGCGGTACTGACCCTATCTATCAGAAAGAGGAAGGTAAATGACTATTCGCGCCATAGTTGCAGTAGCTGAAACTGAATACACTTATCCTATGCAGTTTGATACTGAGCCAAAGCAAGGTGATGTCATCAAATTAACTGTTGATAATGTCGAGGGTGATTACGTAGTCGTTGACGTAGACCCAACCGGATTTAGCGATAGTGCGCCATACCTTTACGGCGTTTACGTTAAACCAAAATGAAGAAATCAGAATCCCTATACAGACCTCGCCCCGGCGGGGTTTTTTATTGCCTGTTATCTGGAGAATCACTATGTGCGACATTGCAGATGATGCGTCAGACCTTGAGATACTCAATACAGAAATCGCCCTCGCTAACCGGCCGCGTCCGGAACCGCGGTCACCCGTTTGCCGCAATGGCGACTGCGGTGAACCTTCCCGCGATGGATGCAGTTACTGCAGCTGTGAGTGCAGAGAAGATCATGAAAAGTTTATCTGGGCAGAGAAGAACCGGAGGACGGCATAGTAGGCCGGCAGACACCGCATGATCACCCCACTCCACCTCATCATCACCATCGTAGCAATCATCGTAATCAAAACCATCTTCAGCTACCTGTGAAGTGACAGCGTCATGTCACAGGTAAACCATCACCCGGAGGCAACCATGGAAATTCGCGAGGATACGCTCGTTGACCTGAAGTTCATCATGGCCGATACTGGTTTCGGCAAAACCTACATCTACGACCGCATTAAAGACGGAACCCTCTGCCAGCCCATAAAAATCAGCGGACGCTCCCGCTGGAAATACCGTGACCACCTCGAATTCAAAAATAAGCTGATTTCCGGCTGCAATGGGTAAATTACTGGGTAAAAATTTAACCCAATACCGTAAAAGCTATATGGCGCAACAACTTGAATGGCGTGTTAGACGTCTGCAGGGGACGCCATATAGCAGTTCGCCACCCTCCTTACCCGTTCGCAAAACTCCCTTATATTCAGGTATCCGCTTAATCATGCGTTCGCTGTCGTTCGCCATAGTTCGTTGACAGCCAGTTAATTGCCTGGGTAAATTCTGGGTAAATCAATTTTACCCATCCGGATTTTACCCAATGCTCACCATCAAGCAGATTGACGCTGCTAAACCCAAAGAAAAACCCTATCGAGTGGCAGACGGTAACGGGCTCTTCCTTTATGTGCCTGCATCGGGGAAAAAGGTCTGGCAGGTTCGCTATCAGTTCGACGGCAAAGAGAAAGTACACACCATCGGTAAGTATCCGGAGATTGGGCCGGCCGATGCAAGAAACATGGCATTTGAGCTGAAGCGTGATTTGGCGATCGGAGTGAACCCGGCAATAAAGAAGAAGCATAAAGAAAAAGAACCGGACTCGTTCGCCACGATTTTTGAGGAGTGGTACAAGCACAAGCGCCAGGTGTGGTCGGATAACTACGCCACAGAGCTGATGCGCATGTTTGAGGCTGACATCCTTCCTTATCTGGGGAAGATGCAGAAGGATGAGATAGAGCCTATGACGCTGCTCAAGGTGTTACGCAGGTTTGAAGAGCGTGGAGCCATGGAGCGAGCCAACAAAGCCCGCCGTCGCTGCGGGGAAGTATTCAGGTATGCGGTGGTTACCGGTCGCGCTAAATACAACCCGGCGCCTGACCTGGCTGATGCAATGAAGGGATACAGAAAGCAGAACTATCCTTTTCTGCCGGCCGAGCAGATACCGGCGTTTAATGCCGCGCTGGCAACCTACTCCGGAAGCGTTATTTCCCGGGTTGCTACTCAGGTTCTGCAGTACACCGCTATGCGCACAAAGGAAATGCGTAGCATGCAATGGGCAGACATCGATTTTGAAAACGAGATGATCACCATTGCGGCTGAGGTGATGAAGAACCGCAAGGTTCACGTGGTCCCTATGTCCCGCCAGGTGAAAGAGCTGCTGATATTCCTGAAGCCAATCACCTCTATGTCAGCTTTCGTTTTCCCCGGGCGCAATGACAAATCCAAGTCAATCAGTGAAGCTGCCGTCCTGCTGGTTATACGCCAGATAGGTTATGAAGGTCTGGCGAGCGGCCACGGATTCCGGCACCAGTTCAGCACAGTGCTTAATGAACATGGCTGGCCGCACGACGCTATCGAGCGGCAGCTTGCGCATGTTGACCGAAACAACATCCGCGGCATATATAACCACGCCCAGTACCTCGATAAACGCCGGGAAATGATGCAGTGGTGGGCTGATTACATTGACGGCAAATAACGTAGATAGGCAGGAACTGCCGAATGAACCACGTAGCCTGCTCAGATCGGCGCGGTATCATGATTTGATGGTTCACGCTTGATGGCGATTCTAAAACCCCTCAGTTTCTCACGAGGAAGCCATTGCCGGAGCTGTACTTTTTCAAAAGGTAATTTCTGTAGTCATCGCCACGCTCTATGCAGGCAGTGACCTCTTCAGGCTTCATTCTTTCGTAAACCTTTTTCACCTTCAGCTGCTCACCTTCATCCAGAGACCGTATGTTTCCGCTGCAGGCTTTGAGTAGGCTGCCTGAACTGACCGGCTGGATACAAAGTGCCGAAAAAGGGAGTATTGATAAAATGAAGATTCCAGCTTTTAACATGGCGCAGCTACCTTCTTTAACGATCGCATGTAAGTTTTTAACTCCTGAACTTGTGGTCTATTCGGATAAACCTTAACACTTAGTCTTGTTTCACAGCCACCTGGAAATTAATATCTGCCGCAAGAAATATAATCAGGCTTAACTAATGCTTTTTAACTCACTGCCCTACATTCTGGCTTTCCTGCCTGTTACTGCTGCAATCTATGCATTGATCAGGGCAGTAAATGTAAATGCCGCTAAGCTGTTCATGATCTGTGCGTCAGCTTATTTTTATATTTACATGACCTACAGTGGCGCTCCAGTTCTGGCTGCATCCTGCCTGGTAACCTATCTGGCTTATCGCCGGATCATGGCCTCCGATCGAAAAAAGGCAGCTCTGGCTTTTGGTGTAACCGTCAACGTCCTATTACTGTGCGTTCTGAAATATAACCACTTCGTACCGGCCGGTTCTGCGTACGCCACAGACTGGTTGCGCACTTATGGCATGCCTCTGGCGGTAAGCTTCTTTACCTTCCAGCAGATATCATTCCTTGTGGATGCCTACAAAGGGAAGATAGAGAGAGTAACCATTCTCGATTATCTCTATTACGTGTTGTTCTTCCCTAAGATGATCGCAGGTCCTATCACCCGGTGGCAGTCACTGATGCCGCAAACAAACTCCCGGGAGATGATACGCTCGTCTATGGTGCTGGCCGGCCTGACGGTCATCGCCATTGGACTTTTTAAAAAGGTGGCTCTGTCGGGCCTCTTCGCTCGTTATGCAGATGTCGGATATGCCAATACTGCAGCATTGAGTTTCGCCGAGGCATGGGTAACGAGCCTTTCTTACACTGCCCAGATTTACTTCGATTTCTCCGGCTACTCTGACATCGCTATCGGCTCAGCATTACTGCTGGGCATTCGCCTGCCGGACAATTTCAACTCTCCATACAAGGCTGTAAACATCCGGGACTTCTGGAGCCGCTGGCATATATCCCTGTCTACGTGGCTCCGTGATTACGTTTACATTCCCCTGGGAGGCAGCAGGAAGGGAATGCCGCGTACCATGGCTAACCTGCTCATCACATTTCTTATAAGCGGCGCCTGGCACGGAAGCGAGCTTAACTTTATCATCTGGGGCGCAATGCATGGCATCGCCACGATTGTTAACGTGCTGTGGGAAAAGGCCGGGCTGAGAATGCCGGCGCTGGCTGGATGGCTGGTAACCATTCTGTTTATCAACTTCTCATGGATACCCTTCCGCGCTGACAGCGTTCAGTCAGCCTATGACATTTTCTGCGCCATGCTGAATCCGGACTCTGTGATATTCAATACCTGGCTTCATCGTGACCATTATAACGACTGGAACTTGCTCAAATCTGTATTCAGTCCCAACCAGGTTACGACATACGCGGCCATGTATGTCAGCGTGGTATTGATCTTCGTTTTTACCGTTAAGAACACTGCTCAGGTGATAAACGCAGGGGAGGTTGGGTTCGTGAGAACGATTCTCGCAGGATTGGCTTTTGCTGCTTCTGTCATATTCATGTTTGGCGGTGCGTCTGCGGCTGCTTTCATTTACGCTGCTTTTTGAGATCATCATGAACGCAAAAATAAAAATATCTCTTCTCGCTGTGACCTCTCTTATTGCTATGTCTGGTTACAGCAAGCTTTATGAATACAGTTTTGATGCTCCGCGCGTCGCTTCTTGGTGGTTAAAAGATGTTATTGTTAAAAAAGAGCTGTTGAGTAAAAAAACAGATGGCAAGCGCATTGTAATAATTTCAGGATCTAATGGCCTGTTCGGTTTTGACGGTGAAAGAATGCAGAAGGAGACAGGACTGCCAGTTGTGAACCTTGCTCTTCATGCCTCGCTGGATCTGAACTTCTATAGATGGATTGCTGAAAGAAACATCAGGAGTGGTGACATAGTAATTTTACCACTTGAAATCAACTACTATACCCTTGATGGTCCATATAATAGCTGGTTCATTGATAATATGCTTGCATGGGGAAAGGATTACTTGAAGTGGGTTTCTTATGACGAATACTGGAAATTCATGTCTCATGTAGAGTTAAAAAAGGTAGCGTCAGGGGCTTTATCTAACTGGTACATCCAGCATGGAAGCTCTTACAAGACTAAATTGCATTCTAAAAATGAAATAGCTAACTATCAGTATAATGGCTCATTTCGTGAGTATGATTTCCGATCAGTTGATGATACTGGTGGCATACTCGCCCCAAATGAGAACAGGAGAGAAGCTATCAGTCTGTCAGAAAATCCCGATAAATACGGTGCAGGATTGTCTTACCTTAAAAATGACCAGCTGACTAACTACGGTTTAGATTCTGTTTACGAATTAGTGAAGTCAATCAAGAATCATGGTGGGAAGGTTGTTTTGACATGGCCGGCAACTATGAATACCAAGTATTTCATGAAAGGCGATAAGGCTTCTGATGATATGGTATCAAGAATCAAGAAGCGACTGGAGGATAATGGGATAGCAATACATTGCGACCCATGGAGATTCAATATCCCTCAGAAAATGTTCTTTGATACAGCATATCACCTGAATAGATCTGGTGCTGAAGAGAGAACAGATCAGATGGCTTCGTGTTTAAAAGAAGAGGGGATCTTATGATCCCCATCTCACTGCTTATCAGTTATATCCTTTCTTAGCCCTATAACTTACAGACGGTGCAGCGCTGCTTGTCGGCCAAGACAAGTCGATCCTGTCTTTGGCCTCAAGATGTATCTGAGATACAGACGCAGTAGGCACCGGCACTGCTTCACCTGATGCGCCCCCCCTGCGAATCAGCGCCTGAGTCATGCTTGCCGTGCCTGTTATGTATAAAGTAACAGGAAGCCTTGTATTGTTGTCCCACACGCCGTTTGTACCGCCACTAACAGGGCTGGTAGTTAGTGTTACTGCATGGCGGGTATCAGTAGTATTGACGTAATCAGGTATGTCGATATCGTAAATATTGTACGATATTGTCCCTGTTCCGTTATCAAACCATCCGCCAGATCCACTATTCCAGTTATTAACAGTAATGTTTTTTATTTCATTACTTACTGCACTGGATTGAACTTCCATTCGCTCAAAGTAACCGCCGTCTATAACACAATTTTTACCCTGAGCAACGAATCTTTGGCTTGAGTAGCAATTTATAAATTTCGTGTAAATCCCTTTATCAATAAAATCTCCGCTTGTTGCATTAAGGTTTTCATTACCCATGCCAAGGAACGTGTTATACCTGCAAATTGCAGATAAGTTGGTGCCGTAATCCGAGTTAGCTTCACATGATCCGCCGATGAAGTTGTTATTATCGCCGTATATAATATTCAGCCCCCTGGCTACCCCTTCCATATAAAGGTTCGTGAAAAGGTTGTTAGATGGAGAGCCCTGACCTACTCCAGCCCTAGTGCCAGTGGTCATCTGCATCCCATACAAGGGTGCATTGACTGTCTGTCCAGATAGGTTACGGTACTTGCTGCACATCAGGTTATTAAAGTTATTAAGTGATGATGCTCTTAAAATGATCCCCGAACCTACTCCGGGCTGAGCCCCCCACGCTGAAACGTCATCCCATATTGATCGAGCTAAGCCTTGTATATCTATAACTGTCGCAGTATTTTCGTTACCTTCAACATGAATTCCAGACATATTGAAACCGTCAATAAAAGGCTGATTTGGATCATTTGGGTCAGGCCATGCATCGATCTTTAAAGCTACATGCCCTGGGGAGGTTCTTGTGCATTTGAATATTGTCTTCATGCTTCCGTCACCTCTGAAAGCACAACGACTCATCTTTACATTTCCGATATCAGTATATCGGTATGTACCCGCCGGGAAGTATAGGCTCACCTGATACCCGGAATTTTTGTCTAACATCCGTGACCAGTTAACAGTGTTGTCTGTGCGGCCATCACCCATCAATCCCCAATTTCTAACATCGAATACTGGATATCCATTAAGCAAACCAACGCAACGCCAGGTATTATCTGGTATGGCAGGGATAGCTGCCGGGTATGAGTCGCCTTTGCTGATATACCACAATCCCTCTAAAGGATAATAAACGGCCTCTGTACTTGAATTAACCATCGATGCAGCGCCAAATAACCCTTTTTTCTTAATTGGGCTCAGGTTGTAGTCAGAGTAAACAGTCCCCCCAAAAGATGAACCGATTAACTTATCACCTCCTAAACCTGTTATTTGCTGCCTGAACTGGTCTGGATCGTACTTTAAAACGTTTGGTATATAGTCGACTAATGACCCATAAGCGTCACAAACAGCCATGCTGTGACCTTGAACAGTGAGGACCTTGACTAATTGACCGCCATAAACAATCTTTCCGGACGCATTTATAATCAGTGGCTGAGGTATTTGAACCAAATTTCCGCTTTCGTTCTCAATATAAACTGGAAGCTGATTTGCAGGAATTGTCGGGTCAGTATCGATGATGCCGATGTATACGCGGCCATTTGAGACAGCTCTAAAGCTCCTTGAGTCAGTGAACACTGGCCGGGGATTACTAATCACAACATTTGCATTTACGTCTGCCATTGGTTTGCTCCTGGCATAAAAAAGCCCCGGAATTTTCCGAGGCTAGATTGTTTATTCGCATAAAGTGGAGATTTCTATGAAAGGTAAAATAATCGCAGTCATAAAGATCGTGACATTCTGCATGGTGATGGCGTTTCTTGGCTTTCTCACAAGTGATGGGGATTACGGAGACACAAGGGCGCTTTCCTTCCTGTGCGCAGCCATCATCTGCATCATCGGATGGTCTGAAATCATCAAGATGGCAAAAGGATATAAGGAGTAGAGAGCAGCCGAGCCTGCATTAATCCGATTTCTCTCCGCTTAAGGTTGCCACTATTCCGGCGGCCATCAGGCGGTTGAAGTCCTCTATGCCTACAGCATCTCTGATTGCAGCAACCGCTTTCCTGTCTGCCAGAAAGCGGCGCTCTGCAGCATCTCTTGCTGCCTGTCCATACCCGGACCTTGCCGCCTTAGTCGCCTCATTAATCGCTTTTTCGATCGCATAGCGGCCGCTTCTTGTGGACGAGATCTTTGCCACCGCTCCCTTGAGGCCAGCACCGGCCACCGCCCCTGTCATTGCACCGACAATCCCGCCCCCTGCGCCGCCAACCACCGCACCCGCAGTTGAGTTGGCTACCGCATTCAGAACGGTCTGGGTCACACCGGATATGCCTGAGTCGAGGTCTTTCAGAACGTTTGCTGTTCTGCCGGTGCGTTCCACATACTGCTGCGGCCTGACAGCGGCGCGCGCCAGAGTGCCGTAAGCTTTTGCTATGCGCCCGAGCTCTGGCGAGTACCTCTCAATTGCATTTACGTTCTGCGGCGTCAGTATGCTGGCGATGTGATTAATCCCGGCAACATCTGACTTGCCGCCCCTTACGCCGTGCGATATCGCATCCTGCAGCATTGAGGATATGGCAGGGACCCTTTCCCCGCGTGGCAATGAGGAGATGATCGTATGAAAGCCTGACGGGCCTGAAAGCCCTTTCTCTGACGACGCTCTCAGCGCCCTAACGCCATTTGCGATCAGTGAATCAGTAGCCAGATCACGGCCGAATACGGACTCCGCATCACTCTGAGCGGATATGCGTGCTTTAGACAGATCGTTAGCTTTGGTCCAGTCATCAAGAAAACCACCACTACCCGCCATTGACTTCATATCTTCGGTGATAGCCCGCCTTACCTCGCCTGCCCGCCGCGCCGCATTAGCCTCTCCGCT